AGCTAAAGAATTCATAAGTTGGGTTGCAACCTCAAATGCTCTAGGTTGTTCACCTTCCTTTGCAATAGCTAATAATTCTACTAGTGCCTCATTACCTTTTTCAATAATATTATGGTATTGATCTCTTGAGAAATCATAGTCACTTGTTAAGTCAGTAGTTGTTATTTCTACTGCTGGTGCTTTTTGTATTTCTAATGGCTCATCAATATCAATAATATCATCTGCAATATCTAAAATATCATTCAGTTTTTTTACAGTTTCTTTTTTCATAAAATCTCATTAAGGATTATCAACTAATATAACATCAAATACTGCACCAGCTGCACAAGTGTTTCCTGCTTTTCCCTGAATTTCAATATCTGTTTTTTCAGGAAATCTAAGAGGAACAGGATAATCATATGCAACTGGAACACCGAAAGTTCCAAACAATCCCTTAGTTAAAAAAGCACCATTAAATTCTCTTGTAACTAATTTAAATAATACATCTGTATTTTTATCAGGTGATGCTTGAAGTTTCATTAAGTAACCAGTTTTTCCAGCTGGTACTGTGTAAACTGCCATCAATGTTTGTCCGTTTCCTTCAAATATTTCTGCCCTATTCCCACTGTCAACACTAATACTAATTTTACCAACATTAGTAGATTGACCAGCAGATGGAGTTTTTACTAATGCACGATATACTCTAAGGAACAACTGTGTTCCAGCTGCGCCACCTATTGTAATATCTTCTGTTACAGGAAGATAGTTTGCATCTAAACCCGTCAGAGTAATGACTGCACCATTATCTAATGCATCGTCACTCGTTACTGCTGCAATAGTAGCACTTGATGCATATGAATAAAGTCCTCCAGAATTCCATATTGTATGATATCCACCACCAAACCCTATGTTTGATGAAAATCCAAATTTGTTAATATGCGAGTAACCCGAAAGTTCTCCAGCAGCGATCGGAATATTAGCTGCAGCGCCGAAACTATTAGAAATATTTCCATCTTCATCAGCAATCATTACTACTTCAAAGTTTGTTGTATCTTGTGCTCTATAAGATTGATTGTTTTTATTCCACTGTGCCATTTTATTTCACCTATAAATCAGTTATAGTTGTTGTTGTATTTATTGGTGCATCATCAGGGTCAACTGTTGTTGGGTTGGGTACAACATTTACATTAACTACTGGATCATCAATAATAAAATTTGTTCCAGTATTAACATCAACTTCCCTAATAATTCCTTGGTCAGAGGTTGGGCCATACAAATAACCCTGTACTGTAAATGATAGAGTATGAACTAAAGACCTTCTTGAAAGAAAATCACCTTCATAATCATCTTCTGTTGACATACTATTTAAAATAATTGGTATATCTCTTTTTATTCCCAATGNTTTCATTTCGTTCATTGTNACTTGAAACTCTGGTGTAAAGTACGGCAAAATCTGTTCAAGTATTTGTGAACCATCATCACTATTTAAAACCATAATAGATAAATCAATTTCAAAGTTATATGGGACAGGTGTATAAACAGTTTGTAATGTAGTAGTATTTGCATCAACATTAGCTGTTACTGTTGCTGGAAATATTGAACTGTTAGCTGGTTCACTTGTATTATTTTTAATTGTAACATTTGGTATTGATGTATAACCAGTTCCGGCATTAGTTAATGTAATACTTGTAACAACACCATTTTGCAATCCACTTACAATATTATTTTCTGAATCAGCTACTGTAATTACTGCTGTTGCTTGTGTGCCACCTGTTGGTGGAGCATCTATCTCAACAGTAGGATTTAAAGTATAACCAGAACCACCATTAGTTATTTCAATACTTTCTAATGGGCCAAGCATTTTTACTTCTCTTATTTTTTTTGTTGATTGTAATTTCCTTGTCGTGTCATATGTCATTGTAGTTATTTCAAACGACATTCTTGGAAGAACCATTCCAACGTGTTCTTTTAAATCAGCATTACCTTGAGAATCATTAGCAGAAAATAGTTCACCTTGATCCAATTTAGATAAATACTTTTGCGCAGGGCCATACGCAATAGGAACTTTCAATGTGTTTTGAATAGTACCATTTGATAATGTTCTTTTTATAGTTATATCATTGAATACAGTTCCAAATAAAATAACTATATTTCTGATATTTTTATTGTAAAAATATTTTCCAAACATTATAAATCTCCCTCACTCCAAGGATCAATTTCACTAAAATCTAAAATGTTATCACCCTCTGTTTCAAATATTTTATTATCATCATATTCAGATGATGAAATAACTTGGTCATCCTGTGATTGAATAGTATTTGTATGGTCACTACCTCTACTGTTTACACCTACACCTTGAATAGTTTCACCATCTTGAAATGCACCAGAAACACGATAAACATTTAATAAAGTACCAGCCATTGATGAAACTTTAGCAGTAGCACCTGATGATTGTCCAGTAATAGTTTCACTAAGTACAAATTTTTCACTATCATTAAATGCTGTACCTACTGAAAATCTTCTTGTTACTGCATTTTGTCTTTCAATCTTATCAAATACAGCACCCATCTCATCTACAGGAACATCAAATAACTGATTGTTATAACGAAACAATTCACAATTTAATTCATATACAGTATTTTTTCCTAATGTGTAAAATGGTTTTTCGTGTTCAACAAATTTAATTTCATATAAACCTTTACCTAATGGAAGATAAATTAAATCACCCTCTCTTGGAACGCGAAGGCTTACTTCTTCTAAAAATCTTTCTTTGTTTACAATTAAATTTAATTCGTCCTGTATATCTAAACCAAATTTAGAAACTGCATCACCAGAACCTTCAAATCCCTCTGGTGTATTAATATACATTTCTACTTTTCTAACAGAAATAAATCTTGATGTTGGTTCTTCGTTATATATTGTATCCTTCTCAGAAGTCGATTCTCGTATAACATACATTATTTCAATTCCATTTATTTCAATTACTTCTTTAGTTAAAGCGTTAAGTAATTCCTGTTGTGGAAATGAATTAAAATTTCTAAAATAGTTATTAACTGGCATATTAACCTACATATCCGTCTGCTGGAAGTTCATAAGATAAACTCATTTGTTCTTCTATCTTTGCAATTTCTTCAACTGCTTCATCATATATACTTTTACCATCAAGTGTAATACCACCCGGCAATACAACTCCTTGAAACTTTTTCAAGTTCTCACCCCATTGTCGTTTAATTAAAGCAGTAGTATATTTCTTTAGAAACATATCATTCCATACTTCACCATATTGTGAAGGGTCTAATGCACGATATGCTTCAATAACTAAAACATCGTTGACACTAAATTTTTCACTCCAATCAGCTTCTAAATAAACTCTGTTTTGTTTTCTATTAAACATCATCGTTGGAGCAATAGAAAATAATTGTTCAACTAATGAAAAATTCTGTTGTGTCATTTCCCATTGAATCAATGAAGAACCAGAAAAACTATTTAAGTCATTAAGTCTTAACTGGTATTCTTCATTGAAAAATCCACCTTGAAATGAATCAAAACTTGGAATAGGTAATACTCTAACAACACTAATAACAGGGCCACCTATAGGAGAAGCAGGATCACCCATTGGAATATATTCATTAGTAATATCTTCAGCTGTAATAAGATGTTTTAGAAAAACTTTCTCTACACCATCAAAATGATATTCTTGAAAATATTCTAATGCNTCATCAACTCTTTCTTCAAGTTGATCTTCNTCAATNTTTATTTCAATTACAGGTTGTCCTAATCTTCTTAAACAATAATCTATTAGTCCTTGTCTTGAGTTTACACTAGCCATACTGTTTTCCTTTTATTATTGTGGGGCAATTCCCATTGGCTCAATTTGTTTCAATATATTTTCTTTGTCTTCAGCTGCGATTTGAAGACGAGCCTCAAGTTGAACGATTACTCCGTTAGCTTCATTGACTTTACCTTGAAGAACATTAATTATTTTTTGTGCATAGTTAAGTTGTGATTGCACTTGTTCAATAGTAACATCAGGGTCAACTGGTGCTGGTTTTGCTAATGGTGTTGTTTTTGGTTTCTTTACTTCTTCTTTTACATCTTCAGTCATTTCATAGACTCCTTAAATATAGAATTATAAATTACTTTCTTTTTTTCTTTGCTGGTTCATCTGCTCTTGAAATTCTTTGTTCATCAACTTCCAATCCATAACGCGTCCGTATCATTGTATCCAACTTTAAAATATCTGTCTGTAATACTCTAATACGATCTATGAGTTGAACAAGAATTTCAGTTTGATACCCTATCTTACCTGTAAGTGAATCTTGTAGCCACTTCACAATTTTCCAAAAACCCCACCCAATCAATAACAAACCTACGATTGGCACACCTAATTTTTCAATTAGGTCAGCAGTCTGGTCTAATTGCATTTATTTTACCTGTCTAAGTATGTATACTCCTAAAAAAACAAAAGGGGGATAGGGAAAACCCCATCCCCCTTCGATAAATCTACTACTATGTTGGAACTAATTAACTAAGTTAAAGTAAACCTTAGAAACTACCACCGTCAATTTCATCAGACCATTCGGGTGCGGTCGCGCCAGAATTCATCTTCAACATTTTTGATCCATTACCAGATGCAGTCAATTTGTTCAAAGTAGTACCACTATCAGCATATACCAAATCACCAGTAGTATAAGAACTTTGTCCTGTACCACCATCTGCAGCAGCAATAGTTGTACCATTCCATACACCAGTTGTAATCGTACCAATTGTTTCCAAATTAGCTGCTGCAGTCAAACCTACCATTGTTGTAACATTAGGTTGTACTGCTGACGTTGACGTTATTGTACCTGTTAAATTTGTAGCAACAACACTTGTAACAGTAGCAAGAGGTGCTACAAGTTCAACACTAGCATCAATTGTTGTACCGTCAATTGTTCCAAACTCAACATTACCAACACTGCCAGCTGTTACGACATTGTTAGCTATCGTACAATCAGACCAATATTTAAATTTTTGGTCTGAGTCATCCATACCAAAAAATCCTTGTTTAGCAGAACCATTGTAGTACGCAATTTCAATACCGCGGTCTTTAGCATCGGAAGGACTAGCATCACTACCAAGTTTAAAGACGGGGTCTGCCAATGAAGTTGTAGTTGTATTAACTACTGTGTTAGTACCAGAAACAGTCAAGTCACCAGTGACCGTCAAGTTATTGGGAATTACCACATCATTAGCTAATCCAATTACTGCTTCAGCACCAGCTGCACTAGCATTAATAGTAACAACTGTCTCATTAGCTACAGGAGTTACTGTTCTAATAAAAGCACCATCAGTATCAGTTGCCATCGTAACAGCACCATTTGGTATGCTAGTAATAGATGTATTACCATCCTTATCAACACTAACATCACCAGACAATCTTTGGTCTTCCCACTTGTTACTAACACCGTCATAGACTAAGAAAGATGCATCTGTAACAGCTCCTCCATTAGCAAGGTCTGTATCAGAAATCGCATCCATATCTGGAGCTGCATTAGAAACTGCTGTTGCAACAAATGCTGTCGTAGCAAGTTTGGTCGAACTATTACCTGTAGCTTGTGTAGCTGCAGTTGCGTCAGATGCTGTTAAATCAAATGCACCAGCACCACCTGTCAAAGCAGCAATTGTTGTTGTTCCTAGAAGTGCTGTGTCAGTTCGTAATGCTGTACCCCAATCACCACCGGGCGCACCACCAATTGTTTTTACAGCACCTGCTGTTGCGTCACCAATATAAAGTGTACCAGCACCACCATCATCAACCCATGCCAATTCACCTGCACTAAGTGAGGCTGGTGCGGATGTACCTGTACTTCTGTAAATTTTAATCGAACTTTCTCGTGCCATTTTTTTTATTTCCTTATAGAATATGTTAAAATAGGTTTAATCAAATTTAATCATTGTGTTCATACTAAAAAAATCATTTATTTCTCGAATTGTCATTATATATGTTAAACCCACCAAAAAATATATCTTTTAAAATACACCACCATCATTATCGTTAATAACATCTATATCCATCGGAACGAATTTTTCTGTTGTAGAGTCATATACTAAAACATCATTATCGTTCAAACCAATTTTATTTACGTCTGATAAATCCACCAATGGTGGTGTAACACCAGACCCAGCAGCAGACGCTGTGCCTAATGCTGGTGAAAAAATTGGATTTCCGTTATTAAAATTTACTTGTATAGGCATTAGATTATTGTTACCTCTGGTCTAATTGTTATAATACCGTCAATAACTCTTTCTTTGGGTATTGAAACATAATCACTACCACCAGCATCAACTGTTATAGAATTTACTATTCCATTCGCATCAATAGTTGCAGTAGCAGTTGCACCAGTGCCTCTTACATCCTGAGAACCAAGAACCCTTGTATCAGTAATAGCTACAGAAGGTGCTGATGTATAACCAGTACCAGCATTTTCAATAGTTATTTCTGATATAGCACCGTCTGCATTAACTTTTGCAAAACCAACAGCACCAGAACCACCACCACCTGTTATGGCAACAATAGAACCTGTTCTATTAGTCAACTCAACATCATACACCCATTTTCCATTTTTTAAATTAGATGTTTGAATTGGTGTTAATCTCAGCTGTATTTTACCAGTAGCAGCATCCATAACAACAACTGTAATGTTTTCTTTAGGAGAAACAGATTTATAATGTCTTCTTATTTGTGACGCAAGAGTGTGACCTGTTATATCCCTTGTCGAACCATTTGTATTCATCAAGTTAATATCAGCCATCCAATTTTGTCCAGCATTTAAATCTTGATTCCATTTTACTGAAGCCATACATTACACCATGTTTACCCTTTAGGATATTTATCTTTAGTTATCTTAATAGTTGCTTTCCAGCCGTCAATTCCATTGTGATACAAATCGTCTAGCTGATCTGCTACGCTTGGGTACTCTTCTGCTCTCTTACGTTGATACTCTTTAGCATCATAAGCAGTCTTTAATTCCGCTTGCTTTGCTTGTATATCACTTTTGCTAATTACTGCTGTGCCATCATGCCAAGTAATCTGATCTAAGTCTTCCCCATTAACGCTAACTTGCGCTGACGGGTTAATGGCTAATATAGCCGTACATATGTCCATTTTGTTGCTCCTTTAAATTAAGCTGATATTTCCATTGCTGATATTATACTAACAGAACGAGTGTGTGCGGCAGCATCAGAATCACCAGAACTCCTATTAACGTATATAGCTGCACCTGACCAAGTTTGAACCTTGTAAGTTTGTGCGGAAGTTGAGTTTGGGCTGTCGTATAAGTTTGTCGTTA